ATTAATAAGGAACATGCTGTAAACCATATTATAGCTGACTTAGACGATGAAAACATGGTTGCTGAAGTTCCAGAAAACCATATTCCTGTAGATAAAGATAATGTTCTTCATAAAGATGTTCCTAGCGTTAAAGAACTCCATGACGCAAAACAACTACAAGCAAAAGCAAAATTAGGCGTTATGCCGGCTGCCGGACAAAAAGGGGCCGTTTATATGTCTGAAGGCCCATCTAAGGGCGTTCAAAAACTAAAAAAGTTTATGGGCGAGCGCGAGCTTAAAATGGAAAAGGCTCGCATAGATCAAAAAATGCCCGCAGAAGAAAAGCAGCAAGCAAGGTGGGACAGAGCCGGAGACCCAGTAAAGGGCGTTCATACAGCTCCATTTAAATCTGCTCCCGGTCTTAGCACAGCCGGATACGAAATAGAATCTACCGGCAAGCCTACTGGTGTCGCAAGGGCATCTCACGAAAAAGTTATTTCTGAACAAAAAGCAATGCCTAAGCCTAATCTCCCCAAGTCTGAAGAAATGAGCAAGGCTAGGATTGATGAGGGCAAGACGATAAGAGAAAAGCAAGAGGCCCGCGAATCCCGCCATTGGCGTACCCCTCACTGGGTTGGATCTGACCCTAAAGCAAAAATCCCATCTGAGATTCTTCATGAGAATTATACCAACAAAGAAGGTCAGCTTCGGGGAATGAAACGAAGACATGACGGTAATCCAAAATGGGATCCTGCCAACTCTGCTTCTAACGAAAAAATTGGGCTCTCAATCGCCGATACTGAAAAAGGCGTCCACCATCGTGGGGAATACCTCGAAGGCGCAAAGTCTACCCACAAGAAAAAACTCGCCGAACTCAAGGCAATGCCTAAGCCTAATCTTCCAAAGTCTGAAGGAATGTATAAAGACGATATGCCACATATAGCCGGATCTCCAGAAGATTCAGCGCATGATGTAGTTGAAGAACACGCCTCACTGCAAGAAAAAATTGCGGATCTCACCCCCGAAGAAAGAGCCGAAATGTTGGCCCACCTAAGAACTCTTAAAGACAGAAGGAATCTTCGTAGCGCTAAAAATCAAGCGGTCGGAATGAATAAAAGTTTAAAGTCAGGAAAGTGGAAAAGATAATATGAACGCAAAACTAGCAGCCATTAAAATACTTGAAAACGCAAAAAAAGCTCTTAAAGAAAAAATCGAATCTTTAGAGAAGGCAGACGGTAAGAATACCGCCCAGCTTAATGAATTTAAGGGCATCCCTCAGCCACCAGCACCAAAGGCTCCCGCAAAAGCTATTGCTCCAACTCCAAAAATTCCCAAGCCCAAAATGCCGGGAATGGGAAAATCTAATGTTTACACATCTCCAGCCCATGGAAAGCCCGGAACAAATAGAGATCTGCATGCTAGGGGTGTCGGAGATATAGTTTCAGTTAGCGATGACAAAGAAGCGCAAGAAAAAAGTCTTCAGGGGCTTAGAGCCAGAAGGAAAGATTTTGCCGGTGCAAAAGAGGCGGCTAAGGAAACACTAAAAGAGCTTTCGTCTATGCCTAAACCCAATCTTCCAAAGTCTGAACGTCCGCTTTCATCATTTTTGAAAAAAAGAGAAGGAAAGGTTAAATAAGGAGTATATATGGCAAGACCTAGAACAAATCAAACTAAGGCTGAGAATATTCAAGAAAAACTCGAGATTGCCAGACAGGCCGAACTCAAGATACTTAAGGCTGATAATGATATGACAGAACAAGAAAAAAAAGAAGCTTTTAAAGCATATTGGGCTAGATCCAGAAAACTTTTCAATAAAGAAAAAGAGATCGAAGATGTTCTTTGGGCACACCTTAAGGCCATCGGATGCGATTCGGAAGAACTTTTTGACGAAGGCATCGCAAATTTTGGACTAAAAAAGAAATAAGTTATTGTTATTACTAACAAAATAATTTGAAAGCAATCTTTAAAATAGATTAAGGAGAACGAAAGTGGCTCAGAAACTTACAACCGATTTTATCACAACCTCAATACCGGGTGCATACATTAACCAAGTTGTTAAAAGCACAACGGTTGGTTTGTCTTCTACTGGAATAGTAGCACTTGTTGGCGAAGCAGCTGGCGGAGAAAGCTATGCAAATGAAGATATTAAAAACAATTTTTTCACAGCAGATCAGTTCGATCGGGTTGAAGCCAAATATCGTTCTGGTCCAATTGTTGAAGCGATGCGTGCAATATCCGCTCCATCCGGAGATGCAGATATTGCAGGATCCCCAACAAGAATTTATATAATCAAAACAAATGCCGGCTCAAAAGCAAGCGCATTGGTCGACACTGACTATGGCACCTTGAGCGATGCAAATTATGGCGTTGACGGCAACAAAATTAAATTTCAGATTGTTGCAAGTCAGGCAGAGGATACCCCAGAAAAGACCGGCACCGCAGTTCCTGCGTTCGGCGCAGCTCTTGATGGCGCATCTTTTTCTATTCGCGTAAATGGCGGTGCGGCTCAAGTTATTACTTTGAGTGCAAACCCTGTAGACCATTCTGACCTAGCTACACTTCTTGTCGAACTAAACTCACTCCTTCCTTCTGGAATCAGTGCTTACGGCGGAGTTGCAGCAAACACTGTTAAACTAAAGATCGACGCCGATTCTGGAAATTACAGAAAAGGTTGGGGAAAAACTTTTGAACTCGTTGACTCTACTCCGGGCGACTTGGCTCTTATGGGCCTTTCTGCGGGACTCTCAAAGAGCGCTGCAGAGTCTGAAATTGAGCTTTCAGTAGTAAGAAGCGACATAGGCCTCAATCAAACAGTGGCCGCTGCGGGCGATGTTGCGTTGGAAATTGGATATCAAGGAACAACTGCAACTCTTACAATTTCTGCCACCGCTATCACCACATCGGTTACAGGCGGTTCTGGAGCAAACCTTTCCATAGATCTTTCCCAGTATCAGACCGTTTCTGATCTTGTTGATTTCATCAACAGCCAGACTGGGTACAAAGCTCTCGCCACAACTGCTGGCGTTCAACTTAAGCCTTCGGACCTTGATAAGGTGACAGCGATTGGTATTTGTTCAACTTCTTCCACTGTTCGTCCGGGAAGAGTTAAAAAATCACTTGCTAATTTCAAAAAAGCTGTTTCTAATATCCCTGCAGTATCTTTTGCAGCATCTGAAACAGAAGGCCTCCCATCTCCTAGCTCGGCAGCATTCTTGTCCGGTGGAGCAAAGGGCGGAACCTCTAGCTCTGACATTCTTGACGGCTTGGCTAAGCTTGAATCCGTTCAGGTGAACTTTGTTGTACCTCTAATTTCTAGAGACGCCTCCGATGATATTGCAGAAGGTCTTACAGATTCTTCTTCGGCCTATACTGTTGACGCAGTACATGCTGCAGTGAAGTCTCATGTTATTAAGATGAGTTCCGCTAAACTAAAAAGAAACCGCCTCGGCGTACTTTCTTTCTGGGGATCTTTTGTAGATACCCAGTCTAAAGCACAGGCTCTTGCTCATTATCGTTGCAGCTTGTCCTTCCAAAAAGTCCAAGCTTCTTCGGCAAACGGAACAGACACTTTCCTTCCTTGGATGGGTGCTGTTATTGCAGCGGGAATGCAGGCGGCAGGCTTTTACAAAGGTATAACCAATAAGTTTGCTAATTTGATCAGCTTTGTGGATCCTACCGGCTTTGATAGCGGAAATCCCGGAGATATCGAAACAGCGCTTGAGTCTGGATTGCTTATTCTCCAGAAGGACACCTCTGGATCTAAGTGGGTTTCTGACCAAACCACTTACGGATTTGATAACAACTTCGTATACAACTCTATTCAGGCTACCTATCTTAGCGATATAGCTGCTCTCAACCTTGCTGACGCTTGTCAAAAGGCGTTTGTTGGTAAGAGCCTTGCTGATGTGAACAGAGCGGTTGTAGAATCGTTTGTTGCTACTCAGATGGATGCCTACAAGCAAATCAAAGTTATCACAAGCAGTGATGACGCGCCACTCGGGTATAAAAACCTTAAGGTGAGCATTGCTGGCGGAATTATTTATATCAGTCTTGAAGTTAAGATCTCCACTACTGTATATTTCATTCCTATCAACTTCACAATTTCTCAAGTTCAACAGTCCGCATAAGGGGGATTTTTAAATGAGTAAAGTATTAACAGGTGGCCGAGCCAAAATTTATATCGACAATGTTTTGGCCGGAGTTTTTGATAGCTGCAGCTGGAGCGGAGGCATGTCTTCTGAACCAATCTATGTTCTTGGCAGAGCGGGCCCTGCTGAAATAGCTCCGACTGCGTTCGAGCCAGTAAACATTAGCTTGAGTGGATTTAGAATCGTGGATAGCGGTATCCATGTTCTTCCTAAATTCCCAAAATATCAAGATTTCTTGAACATTCAAGGGATCACCATCACTGTTGTCGACAGACAGACCGGCAAGACAATCGCTACCATGGTTGATTGCGTACCTAGCAATCACAACCAAGGCGTTAACTCCAGAGCGACCAGCAAGTTCTCCATCAACATGATTGGATTGAAATTGATCGATGAGTCTGGAGACCAGTCGGAAGTAGATCCAGTAAATCTTCCTTAGTAGATACTAAAAACAAAAAAATAAAAGGCCGGGAAACCGGCCTTTTTTATTTATATACCTATATAGCCGTCAGACACAGAGACATCAGCTTCAATAAACCTTTCTCTGTTCTCAACACTCCAAGCCTTTATCATTTCTAAAATAACGGCTTTATCTTCGTCTGTGGCCGAGCAATTCCTTTCACCCTTTAGCTGAACTATTTCTGGCATAAGGACCGTTTTTGTTGGGTAAGTGTAAGACCAACCCTCTGCATTATTATTCCAAGAATCTTCAACGGTCTTAAAAACTGGCAGTGGCTTGTTTTTGCCATTAGATAGATCTATTTCGGTGCCCTCTGTCCAAAATTGTTTATTCTTATCGACCATAAACTCTAAGCAATAAGCAATTTTTTTGTTTTTTAAAATGCCTAAAAGCAGCGTATCCCCATTAACTGCTTTTTCGCAATAGCTTCCTATGCATATGTTTAGCTGAATACCCCATCTAATTAATTCAGAGGTGTTTTCTGGAACAAAAAAAGAAAACTCTGACTTTTTCTGCTCATTTAACTTCAAATATATTGGATTGCATAGAATTGGTTTTTTGTTTTCTTCTATTTTTATTGAATTGTATTTGACCATAATTTTGTCATGCAATTCTTTTAAAGAAGAAAAGTTGTCTTCTATTGTAAGACCTTCCGGATACTCTTCCCTCAGGGTGGGGGGGATGCTTTCCCTTGTTTCATATTGATTTAACATGCCCAAAACATCGCTTAGGTATGTAGAAGTGTCGTAAACGTCTTTAGATAAAATGTTGACTATTTTTTTAGGAGCGGCTATCTTAAAAAGTGGCTTTATAGTCTTTTCCGTTATGTAGTACGGACAATAAAAGCCAAAATTTGTGTCGAGCTGAGCGAATTTTTCTATGAATTGATAGGTATAGTCAGGTCCAGCATTTTTACAGAAAGCGCCAAAAAATCTTATGATCGATTCGTTTATCTCTTGGGCCCCATCCCTAGTCTTTCTATAAATAAGAATAGACCAGATGGACTTTAACATTTTTTTTGAGTCCACTCCGGTGTATTTTTTTATTATTTCTTTGTACCCAAGACCCCTATTCTTAACAGAGAAAAAGTTTTTAGATCCTTGGGCGTCTATATTGCATGGGAGCGACCTCAAAAACGGGCTACTCATTTTAGCAAGCTCTAACAAAAACAAGTCTTCAGGTATCTGTGATAGATCAACATCAGGATAGATAGTTTTTGCTATTTTTTTAAAATGCAGCTTTACATAGTAGTCCACTTCTGCACTTATTTTGTTTATTGAATTGAATATGTAAAAGTGTCCCGGCGTGTTGGTCTTAAGCTCAACAGGAGATTTGCTCACATCCGCAAATAAGCTGTCCATGAACAAATTGTCATTTGAATCAAAATATATCCTGTAGCCGTAGTTTAAATTGGAATCTCTTTCGGAGATGTTCTTTTCTGTTCTTAGAGTTTCGGGGTCTTTTTTGTATACAAAAATATCCCTATCGCTGACAACCACCCTTATCAAGTTTCCGCTATTGGACTCAAATGTTTTGGAGGTTGTTCTATTGATATTAGACATTATGGCTTAAAAAATCTAGAGTTTTTTACCGGCTTTAAATCTATATGGACCCAGCGTGCGCCCTTACCATTATCTTCCATTCTTATTTCCCACTCGGCGAGCTTCGGCATCAGCAAACTTTTAAGTTCGTCACAATCCTTCCCCGTGAGGGATCCATCGCCATCTTGATCCGTCCACCAATCTACAGCCAATCCATCCATATGGGCGCTTTTAGGGGCACCACCTATGAAAACATTGTACTTAGAAGGTCTGAGCCAAGATTTAATCAATATCGGCTTACCTATATACTCTCTTATAATATCCATTTTTTTTGCAGTTAGGAGGATATTAGATTTGATTTCATCATTTAAACCGTCGGTTTCGTCAGCAAGCCTTTTCCATTCTCTCAGAATCAGAGCATCATTCACTGTAAAATACTTGCTTATCTTGCTTTTTGGATTGCTCCAGTCAGGCTTGTCATCCGTCTTTGGCAAGGCAGGGGCAGGCTCTTTAGCAATTTTCTTTTCGTCGGGTTTCTTGCTTGCGCTGAATATAGTTGAAAGCAAAGAAAGCAAAATTTTTATTGGATGCATATTAGCTCCTTTGTTTTACATACTCATCATGATCTGGAGATATGTATGACACTTTTCCTCTAACAAAACCATATCCGGGCGCTAAAAAAGTTAGTGTGCAGCGCTCATTTGGATGCAGTCCGCCAACCTTTGGGTTAGGGTCGCCCTTTTTATGGTATCCGTATCCCAATTCGCTGAGTTTCCACACTCTAGGGGTTTTCTTGTCCTCCATAAGGTGTAGCCTTTCACATTCTTCACAAAGCTTGTTGTCATGAACGCATATAAACATTACATTTGGATCTGAAACATTCATATCAGCGGCAACCCTAGTGATCTGCATTGTCTGGGCAATGTTTCTAGTCTTTGTTGATTCAGTGTCCGCAATAGTTTTTATGTGATTCTTAGCTTTTATCAAGCCTTCCAAAATGCTTTTGTGAACATCTAACTCAGATATAGGCTCTTTTTTTGTGTTTTTGTCTTTTATGTAGGCATCTATCTCTGTTTCAATAGACGCTTTTGTTTTGTTTTTTAGTGATTCTAGGTAGGTATGGGCTGTGGTCAAAAGACCTTTTAAAATATCGGCTTCCAACTGACTTGGATTTCTATTTAAAACCTGAACAAATAGGTTTGCAAGCCCAAGATTTGGGCTTGTGCTAAAAAAAGCAACCTTTCTGTTTTTTAATTCTGGTATATCACCAAGAAGATTTAGCGCCATCCTGTCAAAAAGATTTTCGACAACAGAGTTTATCAACCTTTTTGCAGATGAGGGCAGGCCTTTTGCCATATTACACGGATTTTACAGTTTTAACAATATCGTTAGCTGCGCTTTTAGCTTCTTCGTCCCATTTCTTCATAAGACTTTCCACTATTTCTTCTTGCTTTGTCAGAACCTTTTTTTGATGTTCTGGCAAATTGTGGGTATAGCTAAAAGAAAAATTAGGTTTTGTTTTAACGGCCTTAATCCCCTGAATCGCTTTTTTAAGATCTTCAGGAACATTTTCTGTCTTGTTTACCAAATTTTCTATTTGAGCAATGTAGTCATCTACTTGATTTCCAGCGCCTTCCTGATCACCCTGTGGCTGCCCCTCTTCAGGCTGCTGGCCAAGCATTTGCTGGTCTGCCCCTGAAGGCATGGCCTGCTGTTGCGCCATCATTTGCTGTTGCTGTGCCATTTGTTGCATTTGAGTTTGAGCCTGCTGAATAGCTGCTTCTTTCGATGCTTGTTCGTATCCAAGCCTAAACGCAACATCCAAAGAAGAAATGAACTTGGATCTAAGGTCGAGATATTTCTTTTTATAATCTACTTTATTATTCATATCACTCTAACTCCTCTTCTATAGAATCCGAAACAAGCATTTTTAATATATCTAAGCTATAGGGCTTAGAAGAGAAAAAAGCCTGAACAGCGGTCGGATTCACTTGAGCTATAAATTGCATTGACTGCATCCAAAAAGGATCCCTGACATATTGCTGTAGGGGATCCACTTCTGCTGCAGGATCGTCAAAAAGCTTTGACTTTAGTTCCCCGATCTTTACCGCCTTATCAGCTATCACTTGCCAGCGCTCGTTCATCGGAAATTTTCCGCCGAGGCGCTCGCCAATAGGGTCTTTATCTACCTCACTAAGAACATCGTCCATAGTGTAATGGAGTGGCATTTCTTGTGTGAGACGCAACGATTCTTGCTCTCTTGTTTGAGAATCAAGGCCAGAAAGAGTTACGGAGCAGATTTGAGAAAGTTCCGCATCGATAAGGGGAAACAGCTTCTCATTTAAAAACGATTGAAATTTGAGGATTAGGGGTCTTATGCCAGTGTCCCTAGCTGCGGTGAGTTTATACTCATTGCTTGATTCTGACAATGTTTGCTGGGCTGTACCTCTAGACAAATGCCCATACCCCGGAAGTTCATCTGGAGACATATTGAATGCCGAAAGAATGTTTCTAGCTACCTGATCGTAAAGAAACTGAAACTCCCCATCTCCGGAGCTAGACACCATCGGCTCCCACTGAACATTGTCTTCTTTAGATATAGCAAAGATAGGCACCCTAAAGGAATTATTAACTCCATTAATAGAAGCAAAGAACTCATGCTTCATGTTATCAACAGTGCTTTGATCAATCTCATCACTCTTGACAACAAGCATACCTTTTGCCGCCCTTCCGTTTTGGAAATACAGCTTATTGTATGTGTCAATTGACATATGGGTCGTGATGGAAGCGATCGAGGTGTCTATCGGGGAAATGGGGTATCCATTGTGCTCAACGTCCGTAGAGGGGTATAGGTTGGTAACGATCATCTCGTCGGGAGCAAATGCCGATTGAGGGATACCGTTGATAACCTGAATATATGTGTAATTATCTTCTTCCAAGGAATCTAGATCAATATCTATCTTTACACCCTTGATTTTTTTAAGAGCTTCTATTGCGGCCTTTCTAAGTGAATCAAACTCTTTGTCGTCATTTTTTGTTCTTGGGTAATAGATTGTTCCGGCATCGGTAGGGCGAAATCTATTAAAAACTTTTTCATTTGATTCGTTTCTGTCGTAAATAACTTCGGTGCTAAACCAACCAAAGGTGAGTCCGTTTCTAGCCTGAAGATCGAAAAACTCAGAAAGACTCATTTTCTCTTCATTCGCGAGTCCGCCAACATGGCCACAATTAAGAAGTATTTTTTCAGCTTTTGTAATTCTTTCCTTAACCTTTTCCATCTGCTCTGTCTTGATATAAGGAAGAAACTCAGGCTTAATAGCGATTTCTACGCCAACGTCAAACCTATCTCTTTTTACGTGCCCAAACATGGACACCATGTTTCCACGAGCCCTAAGGATTGCGGCAACAAGAGAGTTTTGAACTCTGATTTGCTTTTTGATGTAGTCAGGAAGGATATTCCCTTTTTGTTTATACAGCCCACCGTACTGGCTGGACTTATAAGGATCTTCCGTCAGGGCAAGACGAG